CTAGCGGTGACGCCCCCCCCTACGTTGAGTTTCCGAGTCCAAAACTTGTGGCCTAAAACAAATTCAAAATGATAGATGTTGATCATTGTGGTGTCTCCTTTGTTGCGCGTCGTTCTCTGCGCGTCGTTCTCTACGTTACACAGATAACAGTAAAAAAATAATTAAAAAAAACTCAACAAGTAGAAGCTCCATTAAGGAGCTTCCTTGTCGAAGGGACGATGCAAGACATCGTCGCCGTGAATTTTCTTGGCGACCTTTACGATAAGATCGTAAATTTCGGAGAACAGAAAGTATGCTGAAGCATAAATTCCGATAGCTGTCAGAAAAGCATAGATTGCTATCTCTAAGGTCATGGTGTTTCCTTTCTGGGGGACTTATAGCCCCCTCTGATGGTCGATAATCTTTTTGACAATTCTCTTGACCATAGGATGGTCAAGAGATTGACAAGACCAAAAGACAAGCTCCCGAAGGAGCTTGTCTAACTCAGTGAGGCTATTCTGCCTCAATGAGTGCTTCCAGCCTCTTAGTCAAAGTCTGAATAGACTTTCTGGCCCAAGACTTCTGTCTTTGGCCACATTTTGAACTACGGAGTTTTCCGTAGTTCATTGCCAAGGCCGCTTCGACTTTCTGTCTTTCAGACTTCTGAACCTTCGGTTTAGAAGTCTTTTTCGGCTTTGTTGTTGGTTCAACAACAATGATCTCGTCAACAATGTCTTCGACATTGTCAGAAGCCTTTGGCTTCAGACCTTCCAAAAATCCCTCTGGGATATTTGGCTGTTCGACAGCGGTATCTCTGATACCGAGGTCGGTTGGCTTTGCCAACCTGACTTGACTTGGGTTAAGAACCCAAGCTTTGTCACTAGTAGTGACAGTGTTGTCGGAGATTGGTTCAACTTGACGATAAGCATTATGTCTATTGACATAATACTTATTGTCTTCTTGTCCGACATTAAGCTTACGCTTATTGTCGAGTTGAACTTTTGAACCGTCCTTCTTAAGGACGATGACGAAAACTTCAGTTGTCTTAAGCATATCTTTGATCCTTTCTATGCTTTTCGGTTTGGCAAAATTGCCGTCTAAAAATCCCTAAAGGGATAAAAAAAGGCCTTCAGTCGAAGGCCTTCAAAGTGGTGTTGACTTCGTTGATAAGCCGTTTCCACGGCTTTAAGTCGGTGACTTTGCTATCGCAAAGTTGGAGAACCTTGCCGACAAGGTCGAAGCCGACTGGCAATCTCTTCTCTAAAGAGAAGAGATTTTCTAATAAGTAACAACGATAGTTGTTACTTATTATCTCGTTTAACGATCCATCGGATCGTTGAAGTGGCTCATTCTGAGCCAGACAAATCTCTATGTCAGAGTAAACTCTGACTTTTCTCTTAGCCATTGGTGTTTCCTTTCGATGGTTTTGGTTGCCGAAATATCCCTAAAGGGAAAGGAGAGCTAATAGCTCTCCTGAGGTGTTACTCTTCGAGTAAACAGTCGAAGTATTCGTATTCGACCTCTGGTCGACCTTCGTTCAAATGCCGTTCTCTGACTTCGTCAGATAACGTGTTCTCCACTAAGTAGTGGAGATCACTAGGCCAAACTCCAAAGTCGATAGACCTCTCATAGAGGTCTTGCCAGCTAATCTTTGCTTCAGCAAAGAGTTGCATTTCCGTAGCAAAGCTACGGTGTTCACATTTTCCTAGATGAACAAGTTCATCTACTAGCCAATTGATTTCATCAATTTCGATCTGTTCTAAAGCCATAGGCTTTCTCCTTTCGGTTGGTTTTGTTGCTGGAATATCCCTAAAGGGAAAGGAGAGCTAATAGCTCTCCTGATTTGGCCAAACTTTGGCCAAACCCTGGTAGTGACCTTCGATGACATCTTCGATGTCAGAAACCCAAAGATAGACATCTTTGGGATGAACCTGACCTTCGGTCAGCACTTCACAAAGCCTTACGGCTTTGTCGAAATCGAATTTTCCCTTTGCCCAATCCCTAAGGATTGTGAAGAGTCGTTCCCTTTGGGAACGAGATAACAAGAAATCGTTCTCGATTTCTTCGATTTCGTTGCTAAGAAGTTTCAGCAAATGAATGAAATTCATTTCGTTGTTCCTTTCGTCGATTTTCGATGCCGAAATATCCCTAAAGGGTTAAATTCGCTTTCATCGAAATTGGTTTGGCGAAGTTGCCGACGAAATATCCCTAAAGGGAACGGGACGACGGTATCTAAAGATACCGTTATCTTGTTGTTTATGAACAACAAGACACTTCAAAAAGCATCGTTGATAGCAACGCTATCACCGAAGCAAATCTCGAAAATTCGTTCTGACATCGTCAGAACGGTTAGTCGGCTCAACAATGACGTCGAAGACGTCTTGGATGGGAACAAAACCTGGACTAACGTCCAGTTCAATCTCTACAAAACCTTGTTAAACAAGGTTTGTCCTGACATTTCAGCTAGTTACGTTGAAACCCCCAAAGGGGGTTCTCAACGTTTATCTGGATTAACTAGAGAGGAACTAGAAGAAATGGTTCAAACAAGGAGGTCGAACATTTCCCAAGGAAATGTCGAAAACCTTGAGATACTGCCATCTTCAGCCAGTGTCATTGGTTCCAATGACAATTCTTAGAAGACAGAACATGTGTTCCTTCAGAACACATGGGGGGGGGCCGAGGGTCGAAGACCCCATTGCCCCCAGCGACGAGTGACCTCCCCTAGCGTGGCTGGGGTACTATCAAATTTTTGGAAGTGTTATGGGCAAAATAGTTGATCTCCACGTTCATAAAAACACAATTAAAAGGAAACAGCGCAAACTAGCGCGGCGTCAGCTAACAAGAACAGCCCAGTATGTTTCAAGACACACTACGGTTGATGGATTTGCCCTGGTTACTTTCTCAATAACAGAACAGGGGGGCGTAAAACATCAAGTTCATTACGATGTTCCCTCGCCTTCCTTCGCTTATGTGCTTCCGCAAATGGCACAGCAAGCTTTGCACGCAGCAATAATAGATAAGGAACCAGAAGATGAAAATTAGGAACAAAGAAGCGGAACGCATCAAGTCTGAATGCACCCCTAAAGAACTGGGCGAAGCGATGCAAGCTCTCGACTTGGAAAGCATGGACCCAGAGAACCGTGCCATAGCAATAAGAGAACGTATTGTAGAAGTAATGATGGCCACAACTACAGACCCAAGGGAACGTCGCAAAGAACTTTTCCAGAAAGCGGCATGGACTTATGGCCAACGCAGACGCGCTCACAGAAAATCTAATATAATAATATGAGTAGAAATCAGAACGCCCCGCAGACTGGTCCTATTGTTGAGGACATGTCTGATGCGGAACTTGCTGAACTGCTTCTACAGGTACGCGCCGCTGAAGAAGGGTTTGAAGGTTTTGTCCGTTTGATGCACCCCGAATGGGACATCCCTGACTACCAGCTTGAGTTCATAGACCTTTTAGACAAGCTGGAACGCCGAGAACTCTTCAACACCAAGGGAGAACCTGTTCACAATCTCCTAGTAAACATGCCCCCGCGCCACAACAAATCTACTTTGGCCACCAAACTGTTCCCTGCATACTGCATTGCACGCTCACCTCACATGAAAATACTTGTCTCCTCTGCTTCAAAAGACTTAGCGGAAAGCTTCGGAGCAGAAACCCGTGCCTATTTAACGCACCCATCTACAAAACTGGCCTATCCAGACAGCGGTATCAGCCCCAAGACAACCGCAAAGGCAGACTGGGTAACTCCCGAAAGCGGGCAATACCTTGCCCTTGGCCAATCGGGCAACACAATCGGAAGACCAGCCAACCTCCTGATCCTTGACGACCCTTATCCAAACCGCCAAGCCGCCGAAAGTCCAACCCAACGCAACGCGATCTGGTCTTTCTGGAACTCTGCACTCTGGCGTAGACGTGAACCCGACAAATTCAACCGCCATCCCATCACTATTGTCATACATACACGCTGGCACCCAGCCGACATAACAGGAACAATCCTAGACAGCCAAGATTTTGCCGACGGTTTCTGGCATCACGTCTTCTATACCGCTATATCTAAAAAGAAACGACGCGGCCGACTGCCCGAAGAACAAGCCTTGTGGCCAGCACGCTTTCCTATGGACTGGCTTAAACGCGAGGAGCGTGCCGACCCACGCGAGTTTGCATCCCAGTATCAGCAAAGACCCTACGTTGAAGGTGGAAACCTGATCCGAGGGCAGTGGTGGGGAAACTTCGACAATCAGCCCGACCAGCTTCCGCGCATGGCTCAAATCATAATCGGTGTCGACGGTGCTTTTAAAAAGACAGACCTCTCAGATTACTCTGTAGCCATCGTGGCTGGCCTCGCTCAAGACGGTGACATATATATATTAGATATAATGAGAGATCGTTTAGATTTCCCTGAGTTGAAACGCGCCCTCATACGCATCAACAACCAGTGGCGAGGACGCGGCCTCACCTCAATGTATATTGAGGATAAAGCCTCTGGCCAGCCAGCACTACAGGAACTGAAGCACCATAGCGGCCTTTCAGTCATTCCCTATAAAGTTGTATCTGATAAAGTCAGCCGCATCAGCGCAGTCACGCCCCTCATAGAAGGGGGCAGATGCCTGCTCCCTACCAACGCCCCCTGGCTAGAACCCTTTATCAAAGAATGCGAACAGTTTCCAAATGGTTCTTATGATGATCAGGTCGACGCACTTTCTATTGTCCTCGACGTTCTTGCCCGCACACCAATCGGAAACGCCGCCGACTTCTCAGTCGACCAGCTTGCAACTGAAGACAGCCTCTTAAAACAAATCCAATCCTATAGAGGCTACACAGATGACCCCTTCTCCAACGGCATAGACCGCCGCATTAAGAAGAATGTCTTCTCAGAGGAACTTTATTCCAACGCGCTTGGCGAATAGGGACGACAATCCACCTAAAAGAAAGACACTGACGCTATGGTAGAACTTACATCCCCCACTGCACAAGCACACATCCCAGATGACGGTATGATCGTTGACTTGTCTATGCACGCCAACAAGCTCATGGCCAACCAAGACATATCGATGGACTTGACCGATGAGCAGAACCACCGCCTCGTCGAGTACATTCGTGAAATCGAGCGCATGTCTTACTCACGCATCTCACGACGCTACGATCACTGGAAGTTAGCAGACCGCGCCCACGATGTTTACGTCAAGGCCGACGCAACTCGCTTCCGCGAAAAGGCCGTCATTGCAGATACACGCGCCATAGCAGACACAGTTCTCACTTACCTTATGGCAGCATTGGGTGGCCGCAATCCCATGTTCCAGTTAGAAGGACTGAACCGTAAGTCACGTAAAGCCGCGGCCATTCTCGAACAAGTGATGCACCAGCAAATGCGTCGAACGGCTGGTGAAGCACGTCTCGCACAGCACCTATTGGACTGCATAAGATATGGCTTCGCACCCACCAAGGTTACGTGGGACGCAAAGAGCAATACAAACAAGATCACAAACTTTGATCCACGTCGCGTCTTCCCCGATCCTCGCGTCCAGTGGGGAGACTGGGAGAACATGCAATACTGTGTGTTTACCAGCACAGCCAGTTACGACGCACTCGTACAGACTGGCCTCTATCCCAAACTGAAGTCAGACAAGAAGTACCGTTACAAGATGACGTCTGACCAGCAAGCGTGGGAAGCTCACCGCTGGCACGCAGAAGAAGGACGTGGCCTGTCGATTGATCCCCTGCAACCCAACGAAAGATCGACAGGCCGCTCAAACTCATCCTACTTCTCACTCGGAAATGCACGCATCATCGACGAGGCATGGGTTAAGTTAGCTGGATACCAGGTTGGTATGCCAAACATCGACGTAATTTGGCTCCTTATGACGGTTGTAGACGAAAGTCTCATCATAAGAATGCACCTAAATCCATACGGACGGCAGTTTCCCGTCGTCATAGGCG